AAACTCCTCTTCAAGAGCCATACCCATAGCCAAAATCTCAGGTCGGCCGGGGCTAGTCTTGTCGCCGTAGCGCGAGGCGCCGTAAGCTACCGTTACGCGGCTGTGCGTAGCGGGTCGTTCCATGTCCTCCTTGGCGTCGGGCATCGCTTGAATTACGAAACCGTAATCGGTAAGCGGGGCCAAGCGTTCGAGGTAGAGGTCTTCTATGCGTTCGTAGGTCATAGTGCGCGGTTTATGGTCGGCTGAGTTCGTTCCGGGACCAAGGTAGCGCGAATAGTATCGCCATCGCGCATTTCGATGATAGAAGTTACACTGTACCTCACACCATCCACCGTGACCACTTCTAAGACCCGCGCCTCGCGCGAGGTAACGCGCTCCGCTAAACCGGACATTTGGCCTACTAAGTACTCCATGTAGTACCGCAGCGGATCAATCTCCATACTCGCTAGAGTGTAGTCGGCCGCTGGGTGCTTGAAGAGTACCGTGCCTGAGTACGACGCTAAACCATCCAGAGCCACCCACGAAGCACTGTACCCAAACTGCGCGGAGGCGGTTTGGAATACAGAGTTTCGTAGATGGTCAAAAGGGGAGGGCATAGATTAAGCGTTGAGCTTTACGTGTACGGTCGCGTCGCCGCTGAGGGCTGCAACCGTTACGATACCTACGTAGATACCGCTGTCGTCGTCGGCTACTACGCCGATGTCCTTGGAGAAAGTCGCGTCCGCAACCATAACCTTGGTGCCTTGGGCGAGAGCACCAGAGGCTTTTTTGACAGAGAATACACCCTCGGTGGCGAGGGAGATAAGGGAGTCTCCGAAGTTGGAAACGCTGTCAGTCGTGGCGATGCCTACGAGGTTTTTGACAGTAATCAGGGTGCCACCGACGATCTCGCTAGGCGCGGTAATGTCAATGGTAGCTCCGGGCTGAATGTAAGATTTCATCTTAGATTAATTTTGAAAAGTAAAAAGTAAAAACCCCGCGCCTGGCTGGGCGGCTGGACGCGGGGCTTAATTTCGTCTATTGAACCAGTGCTATTAAGCGCCTGCGTTCATAAACAGTCCGCGCCAGTCGAGTGCCTTAACACCGAAGACCATCCGAGCTTTAAGCTGGGTGCCGTCAATGTTGAAACTATCGGTAGCCTCGGTGTACAGCTCAGGGTGCCCCGCAAGCGTAGCGTACTCGATGGTGTCGATACTGTTCGGATCAGCGGCTAGAAACCACGCATTGCCCAAACGGGGCTCTACGATGAGTTCGTAAGCTCCGGAGTGGAGGTTTACGTCGCTGGTGTTGTTGGGGGAAACGGCAGACATGAGGCGCTTGGCCAAATGCTTGTTGGCAGTTCCTACGATCAGATACTTAGGCACGACGTTGATAAAGACGCCGTTGCTGTCAGTTTGGTCCATGAACATCTTGTCGGCTTCGGTCAGCGTCTCGTTAGAGAGAACACCAGGGGTGCCAAGGTTCTTGTGGTCGGCGTGGAACAATGGAACGCCGTCGTTCATGTCGGGGTTTCCGGTAAGGATGGCGTAAACAAGATCACTTTGGCGCTGTGCAGCGGCAAGAGCGAAAGCAGCAGGTACCCGCTTGAGGAAACCAAGATCGTCGTTGGTTGCTTGTTCCCAAGTGTAGGTAATCAGCGTACCGTACTTGTGTACGGCGTAGCCCTCTTTGCTCTCCGTGAAGGTTCCGGCTTTGTACTCACCGCCTTCGGGGATGCGGTCAAGCGATCCGACGAGGGAAGAAAGGCGGGCTTTCTCTACCGTGCGGAAATCCGTGTGAGTAGTAGCGCTCGTCCAAGCGAGGAAAGTACGAGCTTGGTAGCTGTACGCCCGTTGGAGGCTGCGGTTAATGACATTGCCGAAGATGATCGGGAAGTCGGTAGAACTGTGGTATCCAGAGCCACGAGTGAACGCCTGCTTGACGATCTGTAGCTTGGTGAGGCCCGTGGTGCTCTCGTTGCGGTACTCCAAAATGGAGCGGCACATGTCGGACATGTCCATGTTCTCATACCGGCGCTCGGCGTCGGTCATGTCACCGTCAGCCATTCCGGCGCGGCGCATAAGAGTTCCGGCCATGCCGTCGATCATTGCGCGGGCTTCGTCGCCTCCGTCAATGGTGGAAGGGGTAACGTTGCCGTTAATGATGGGGTTGGCGGCGGACCACTTAGCCACAATGGCGCGGCTTGCGTCCAGCTCAGAAGTTCCGGCATTAACGAGTTCGGTCGCATAGCTGGCTTCGAGGCCGGCAGAACGTACTTGGTCGTGAATGTTGGCGGAGCGGGTGCGTTCGGCGGCCAGAGTGCGGACGACCGCCTCGTTGACATCAAGTGCGGTCACTTGCGGTACTGGCGCGCTAGAAGCACGGGCTTGCGTACCGGCCGTGGGCGCGGTAGCGGGTGCAGCGGCGCGAGTGTCGTCGGCGGCTGCGGAAGGGTTGCCGTTATCGGCGACTTTCTCTTTCATCGTTGGTGAATTAGATACGTTATTAAAATCTTTTGATCTTGAGTTTGCGTTGTTGTCGGCGGGAACAGCAACTACAGAAAGTTCGTAGGGCTGCCAATCCGTAATGGTGCGAGTGGCGATCTGGCCCTCGACCTCGGTGTCTACGTACTTGAATCGGGTGTAGCCAATGCTGAATTTCCGTAGGATGCCCTCAGAAACCTTGCGGTGCAGTGACCGACCCGTCTCACCGGTATCGAAACGAATAACACCGACCATCTCGTTAGTGGCGGTGTCGATGCGGGCAGACTCTACCACCCCGACGACGTTATCGTTGACGCTACCGTGCCGGTTGTGGTTGTCGAGCGTAGGCGCACCGCTGTTCATCCGATCAAGGCGAACGTGCCCCGGATCGTGACTAAGCACCTCGTTGTACATCGTACCATACTCATCCATCCGGACATAAGGTGTCTCCGTGGACATCGTTACCTCTACGGTAAGGTTGTCCGCGTTAGCCGTTGTGGGACGGTATGTACCTACCAAAGACCTGTGAAATTGGTCCCCGGACTTTGTGGGTGCTGCTGTCATGGTGCAATAATACGGATTTTACTTCGGTCCTGCAATTTTGACAGGTTTCTTTTCCTTCGACGCGATTTTGACAGGAGCCTCTTCGGAGCTGGCTTCGCCGCCTTTATCGTGAGAGATGTCAGCGGAGGTTTTAATGCCGGCCTTGTCAAACCGCTCAATGTCTGCTACTATCTGAGCCTCAAGCACATCGGGGTCGTAGCCCATCTCGCGCACGGCGTCTTGCCAAGAGATAAGGCGGGCGCGTAGCTTGTCCACTACGCCCTTAGTCTCTTTGACCGGATCGAGCATCTTGCGCCGTGGTGGCGTCCAAGAGGTTTGCAAGTCTGCTTTGGGGGAAAGCATGCCCGCGATGGCCGCAGCTTCCGTAAACCACTTCCATACACCGCCACCGAGTTGCAGAATGACGATCTCGTCTTGCCACTCCTCGACCGTGCGCTGCATTTCCATCCATGCCATGCGCGCCGAACTAAAGTTCACGTTGCTGTAGTCGTTAGTCATTGCCTCATAGCTGACGTTCATGCCCGCGCTTATCTCTTGCAAGACACGCGCCGTGTAGGGCTGGTACTCCCGCGTCGCGGGCGGGGTGCCGAAGCTGACGCTCTCGCCGGGGTTAAGGCGCTCGATCATTCCCGGCTCGATGCGCTCCGGCAAGTAGCCTTCATCGTCAGAGGCAGGTCGGCCGCCTTGGTCACCATGGATGAACACCGCGAAGCTAGAAGCTATCTTTTGACGCATCATTGTGGCGTCGCCGAAGTCGTCGAGGTCACGTAACTTAATCATGCTTGACGACATCTCGGAGGCTCCACGGTTCTGGCCCGGTCGTTCCTCCATGTAGATGTGTAGCATGTCCTCAGCAGGCACCCGCGTAGTGCCGGGGCCGGAGTGTAAGTTGCTGCTGCCGGGGTGGCTGTCGTATATCCAGTAGGCTCGCCGCTGGCCTTTGCCGTTGAACTCGATGCCGTTTTCAATGTAGCTTCCGTTGCCGAGGCTCGGAGCTTCTAAGACAACTCCCTCAGCGAGAAAGTCGGCCTCAAGTACCTGTAGCTGCAAGGGCACGTTGCCGTTAGCCTTTGGGAGCTTTACCTTTCGCACAAGTAGCTCACCGTCAACGAGGGCGCTGTTGACCACTTGGCGCTGGATGCCATACATATTTTTGCGTCCGTAGAAATCGCAAGCGGTAGTTTCCGCCCAAGCCTTCCACATAGTCTCAGCGCGCTTTACCAGCTTGGTGTCGGGACCGTCTAAGGTTAGCTTGACGCCGCGCCCCACAATGCTAGATCGCAAAGAGCGAATGCCACGCTTTGCCCACGAGTTGTTCCGAACCATGTACCGAGCGCGGGCGCGAAGTAGCGGCGTGGCCATACCTATTTCGCTGGATGCGTCAGAGGCCGACCCCGGCATATTCTTTGTGCGCTTGGTCCGCCCCGCCGCCTCGTACTTGCGGTAGTGCGAAAGCGAGTCGCGGGTAGCTTGTCGTTTTAACCCCAACGCCGGAGAGAAAAAATCTATTACTTTGTCGATTGGGTTCATTAGTGGATCGTTTTAGTGGAATGGAACACCCCGACGGTGCGGCGGCCAAAACTGACAGTACTTCCACCGCTCAACTCCGCCACAATAAGCCCGCGAAGGCGCATTAGGTCGTTCAAGCTGCGGTAAGTGACCATCTTGTCACCGTACTGTACCTGCGTAGCGCCGGTCACAATAGCGGCGTTAAGCGTGTCTAAGTTCTCCTGGGTGAAGGACGGAGTGTAGTTTGCGGCGGTAAAGTAAGTAATAGCGGCCATTTTTTGTTGTATTTAGGTGGGTGAAGATAAGGTAAAATTAGGTCATGACCAATGCGAGCTTGGGCGCCTCCGTTTCTTCGCTTTTTTGACCGCTGGCTCCGGCTCGCGCATGTCAGGCTTCGTCAAGTAAACTAAATCCATGTTGGAAGGTTTCGGCGGCGTGTAGCCCGTCCGCATCTCTACGTCCCAATCCGACTCGGCCCAGCGGTCTACGCCAACTAAATGGACGGCGGCACGGGCGTACACCCGGCAGTCAAACGCCTCGTTACGAGGGCGCAGCTTTTCCCAAGTCCACTTTAAGTAGCCGCGCGTGTCCTTGCGGGCGACCCGGCGCTCGGCACAAAGCATATTGTAGTACTCCATGGGGTAGCCGTCCGGAAAGTGGCAGTAGCCCGACGGCGGTGTGCCCTGACTGTCCAAGTCTTGGTTTAGCTTAACATATACGCCCGACTTTATCAAGTCTACCCCGATAGTCCAAAGTCCTACGCCTGCGATCTTCTTACCGTTGCCAGTAAGGTCAACCGCTTGGCTGGCCCTGAGTATGGTCGATTGTTTGGAGTTGTCTTGCCCCTTAATCGCCATAACGAGCGCGGAGCTGTGGCGGCGGCACCAATCGTACACTTGGACGGTGTTGTAGCCTGAGTCAACGGCCATCTTACTCAATCCTAGCTCCCGTCCGTCGGGCCGCGTCCAAGTTCGGTAGAGTAAACGAGTCAGTTCGTCCCAAACGTGGGGCTGCGTGGTGTCTCCTGGTATTTCGTGGTAGTCAATACTCCATGACCGGCCCATGTACCCCCATCCGACGACCTCTACCTCTAAGCGGTTCTTTTGTACATCGACGCCTGCCGTAAGAATGGCCGCACCGTCAGGTATCTCCCCGCGCGCGTAGCCGCCCGCCCGGTCGTACAGGCGTTGAGGCTTAGGCGTTATGCTCTTGTTCTTAGTAGTCTCGCCGAACACGGTGTTTACTACCACCTTGCGCTTTGCGTCGTCGTTCTCGCGCTCCGCCGTCTCTACCTGGTTGGCGATGTCCGCCCAACTCTTCCAGCCAAGCGGACTGTACAGACTGCTAAGGTGATACCCGCGTCGCGTCTTGCTGGCCGCTTCGGGATTAGTGACCGTCCAAACACCTTGGGCCAGCATCTTGGACTTGTGGCGTTCTTCGATCAACTCTTCACAGCCGACGCACTGGTACTTTACGTCTTTTATCTCCCGCACCTCGGAGTCGTAGATCATTCTGGCCCACACAAGCCGCTGCATTAAGCCGCAGTGGGGGCACGGCACATGGTAGTACCGCATGTCGCTGGCCTTGAAGTACTCAGCGATAAGGCTAGTGTCTTCGTCGGTAGGCGTAGATACGTAAGCTATCTTTTTGGAGCTGCCGAAAGTTGACGTTCTAGTCTTTGCCAGCTCAACCGGGCTTCCCTCGCCGTCGAGGTCGGGCGGGTATGCGTCGATCTCATCCATCAATAGCACCTTAATCGGCAAACTACGGAGGCTCGCCGGGGAGTTGGCACCGCCAAAGATGATGGCGCCTCCGGGAAAGCTCTTTTGCGTCATTGTGTTGCTAGAACTTCGCGTCTTGCCCTTGCCGACTTTCTCTAGCAGGGTGGGCGACGCCTCGACCATAGGAGAGAAGCGCATCTTAGTGTTCTGCTCGCTCATACCGAGTGTAGGCATGACCGAAAGGATCGGACCTGGGTTTACGTCGATGAAGTAGCCCATTATGTTGTAAAGCACCTCTGTAGCTCCAATTTGCGCTCCTTTTTGGAAAATAACCTCTTTTACCGGGCTGTGGGCGTCGAAATTGTCCATTATCTCAGCCAAATAGGGCGTTTTAGAGGTCCGCCATAGCCCCGGCTCCGCGCTGGCCTTGGAGGACAAAACGCGGTGCTTATCGGCCCATTGT